GAAGGTAATTGGGATGTAGCTGAAGGAGCAGCTTTTGTAGAATTTGACCCAACAGTTCATGTTATTGCTCCTTTTGCACTACCTTTACACTGGGAAAGAGTTAAAGCAGTTGACTACGGATATGCTGCAGAAAGCTGTTGTTTATGGGGAATAATGGACATAAATGACAATACTTTGATAATTTATCGAGAATTATACAAAAAAGGCTTGACAGGAGAAGAATTAGGTGCTATAATAACAGATATGGAGACAGAAGACCCTTTCTCAGTGAATGGGGTTTTAGATACTGCAGCTTGGGCAAGAACAGGAACAACGGGTCCAACTGTAGGAGAAAGTTTAGTTAAGGCTGGTCATAAGTTAAGACGAGCTGATAAAAATAGAATACAAGGTAAAATACAAATACACGAGTATTTAAAGATTAGAGATAACGGTAGACCTAAGTTACAGATATTTAATACATGTCCGAACTTAATAAGAGAACTACAGTCTATACCATTATCTAAAACTAATCCTGAAGATGTGGATACGAAAGCTTCAGACCACGCATATGATGCTTTACGTTATATGATAATGAGCAGACCAAGAATGGAAAGCCCATTAGAAAGGATTAGAGGTTTAAAACGTGAGATGTATAGACCAGTAGATTCTACATTTGGTTATTAATATGGCAGAAGATAATACATTTTTAAATGCTGATAACATCTACGAAGAAGTAGAAGGTGAGTCTGGTAAAAATTTAACATTACCTGATGACCAACGTAGAAATCTTATTGGTATTATCAAAGGTCGTTATGCTCAAGCAGAAGATGCTAGAGAGACAGATGAAAGAAGATGGTTACAAGCTTACGAAAACTACAGAGGTCTTTATAACAAATCAATAAAGTTTAGAGACTCTGAAAAATCTAGAATCTTTGTAAAGATAACTAAAACAAAAGTACTCGCTGCTTTTGGTCAACTTGTTGATGTTATCTTTGGTACAGGTAAGTTTCCTATTGGTATAGCAGAAACTAAAATACCTGAAGGCGAAACAGATTATGCACACCTTGATACTTCTAATCCTGTACCGGGAATAGAAACTACAGAAGGTGAGATACCAGATGATATTGGTAATAGAATAGATAGCCCTTATGATGTTGGTTATGAAGGAGACGGTAGAACTTTAAAACCCGGTGCTAGTTTTTACAACGGTATATTTGAAGATTCTATTGAAGACCAAGCAGAAAATGCTGGTATTTTAAAAGACGGTACAAGTGCTGACCCACAAGCAATAGAATTAAAACCTGCTGAAAGAGCTGCACGAAGAATGGAGAAACTAATCCATGACCAAATAGATGAGTCTAATGGTTCTTCAGAAATACGTAATGCTTTACTTGAATCAGCTTTATTAGGTACTGGTATTGTTAAAGGACCTTTTAATTTTAATAAGAAACTTCACAAGTGGGATACAGATGAAGAAGGCAATAGAGCTTATAATCCTTTAGAAGTTAGAGTACCTAGAATAGAGTTTGTAAGTTGCTGGGATTTTTATCCTGACCCATCAGCAACTAATATGGATGAATGTGAATATGTAATCCATAGACACAAAATGAACAGAAGTCAATTAAGGCAACTACGTAACATGCCTTATTTTGATGAGGATGCAATTAGAACTTGTATTCAATTAGGTCCAAACTATGTAGAAAAAGATTTTGAATCTTCTCTAAAAGATGATGCTAGAATGGATGAAGCATATCATAATAACTTTGAAGTTATTGAGTACTGGGGTATCATGGATGCAGAGTACGCTAGAGAAGTAGGTGTTGAACTTGATGAAGATATAGATGATTTAGATGAAGTTCAAGTAAACGTATGGATATGTGGAGACCAACTTTTAAGAGCTGTAATAAATCCATTTACTCCATACAGAATACCATACCACGCTTTCCCATACGAAAGAAACCCGTATAACTTCTTTGGTATTGGTGTAGCAGAAAATATGGATGACAGTCAACAGATTATGAACGGTCATGCAAGAATGGCTGTAGATAATTTAGCAATGGCTGGTTCTTTAGTGTTTGATGTAGATGAGTCTGCTTTAGTTGGTGGACAATCAATGGAAATATATCCGGGTAAAATCTTTAGAAGACAAGCTGGAATGCCGGGACAAGCTATACACGGTTTGAAGTTTCCTAATACAGCACCAGAGAATATGATGATGTTTGATAAGTTTAGACAACTTGCAGATGAACAAACAGGTATACCTAGTTATTCACACGGACAAACAGGTGTTCAAAGTATGACAAGGACTGCTTCTGGTATGTCTATGTTATTAGGAGCATCAAGTTTAAATATTAAAACAGTTATCAAAAACCTTGATGACTTTTTATTGAAGCCACTTGGAGAATCTTATTTCCAGTGGAACATGCAATTCCTAGAAGATGAGTTGGATGTTAAAGGTGATTTAGAAGTTAAAGCTACTGGTACAAATAGCTTGATGCAAAAAGAAGTACGTTCTCAAAGATTGACAATGTTCTTACAAACTGCACAAAGTCCTGCTATTGCACCGTTTGTTAAGATTTCTAAACTCGTAAGTGAACTTGCCTACAGCTTAGACTTAGACCCTGATGAAATACTCAATGACCCTGAAGAAGCTGCAATCATGGCACAAATAATAGGAATGCAAAATGCTGGACAAACAATTGGCGAAGAGGCTCAACCTACTGACGGGCAACAAGGAGCTATGGGAGGCATTCAAGGAACACCTCAACAACCTCAAGAACTTGGAGCTACAGGCACTGGTGGTGGCAACATCGGAATCGGAAATGTTCCGGCTGCAGGGGAAAGTGAATTCTCTGGTACGCCTAGAGCAGTTGGACCTACAGGTTAAAGAGGCAATTAATAGGAAGGAAGAAATATGATGTTACAAGACGATAGAATAAAATATGAAATGGGTAAAGAAGTAAAAGACCCAATGCAAGAAGCTATTAATAATTTAATGGGTTTAGGAGTATCAAAAGAAGAAGTAAATATCATACAAAACAACACCATGTCTTCTCCTGAAGTAAGAAAAATTATTAACAGAGTAGAAAAAGAAACTGGTGCAGAACCCGGAAAATTTAGTGTTTTCAATATGATTGCTAAAAAAGAAAAAGAAGAAAGAGCAGAAATGAAAGATGGTGGTAAAGGTATAGAAGCTCTTAGACAAGTTGCACCTGAAGTTGTTGAAAGAATGGGTTATGAAGAAGGTGGCTCAATAGATGACCAAATGATGATGGCTATGACACCGCCAATGGAATCTGAAATGGAACCTGATGGAGAAATGGAAGATAACTATACAAGATTTATAATGGAAGAAGCATTGACAGAAGATGAAGAAGATATGCTCATGTCCAAACTAGAACAAGATGAGGAACTAGCTATGATATTTGATAAAGTCATAGACGTTGCTCAAGAATTTGCTGGAGCTGGTCCTGTTGAAGGTCCGGGTTCAGGAGTCTCTGACAGTATACCTGCTAGGTTATCTGATGGAGAATTTGTCTTTACTGCAAAAGCTGTAGAAGAAATCGGAGCTGACAATTTAATGGCTATGATGAAAGACGCTGAAGCTAAAGCAGACGAAAGACAACCGCTTCAAGAAGGTGGTGAATTAAAAGAAGAAACTATGCCTATGCAAAACCCTATGACTGAACAAGTTATTAGAGTTGAGAAAGGTCCACAAACTGAACAAGTTGGTGTAAGTGGTTCTCTTCTTGATTCACGTGAAAAAGAAAATCCTCTTTATGAGGAAATGGCTTTTAAACGTCCACCGGTACATGGAGCAGGATATGGAAGATAAAGCTACCTGAATTAATTACTCAGCCCTTTATCATAATAATAACCGAAAGGCTACCTTTACAAGAACAAGCCCTGCATAGTCGACAATAGCAGCTACCTTGTTAAACGAAGCCCTGAGTAGGAGAAAGAAAATGACTAATACAGTCCAAAAAGAGGAAACGCCAAATCCTTATAATGCAAAAAAAACTTGGCACCAAGGTGAAGATAAACCTTTTAAATCTGCAGATGATGGTCTCTTCTTTGAAGAACCAACTGACAGAAATAAATTGTTTGATACCGATGATATAACTGAAGTGAATGCTGAAGGAAGTGTCAATAAACAAAATTTGGAAACTGAAAAGGATACTCCTTATAAGAAACCAGATTACAAGAAAAGGTATGACGATTTAAAAAAGCATTACGATAGTAAACTTAATGAGTTTAAAAGCAGAGAACAGGAACTTTTAGAAGAAGCTACTAAAAATAGAACTGAATATAAAGCTCCAAAAACTGAAGAAGAACTCGAACAATTTAAGAATCAATATCCTGATGTTTATGAAGTTGTAGAAACAGTTGCACATCTACAATCGGAGACTAAAGCAAAAGTTCTAGAAGAACGCCTTAGTAAACTCCAAGAGAGAGAGAATCAACTAGTACGACAAGATGCAGAAAAAAGGTTAATGGAAAGACATCCTGATTTTGAAGATATCAGAAACAGTGACGACTTTCATGGTTGGGCAAAAGAACAGCCTAAGTCTATCCAAGATTGGATATACGCAAATGCTGACGATGCTGACCTAGCCTCACGTGCTTTAGATTTATTTAAAAAAGATTTTGGCATTGAACCTACGAAGACTAAGTCATCTTCTAAACAGCCCAGACAATCTGCTGCTGATATGGTTTCTACAAAAACTACAAGTGTAGAACCAAAGCAAAAGAAAGTATGGTCTGAAAAGGAGATTGCTGCCATGAGTATAGACGAATTTGATAGATACGAAAGTGAAATCAGTGATGCTATGCAAGAAGGCAGAATCGTAAAGTAAACTATATTAACTTAAAGGAGAATGTATCATGGCTCAATATTTTGAACCCGCAACTGATACCGATGCTAACTTTGCTAACTCCGTAAGTGGACAAACTAATAGTTTCTTCCTACCTTCGATATACTCTAAAAAGGTTTTAAACTTCTTTAGAAAGTCATCGGTAGTTGAAGCTATTACTAACACCGACTATGCTGGTGAGATATCTGCTTATGGAGACTCAGTAAAGATTATCAAGGAACCTACCATTACTGTGTATGACTACACAAGAGGTAGTGACACAACATCAACTAAACTAACAGACCAAGAGATTACATTGGTTGTTGACAGTGCTAAAGCTTTCAAATTCATCGTAGATGATATTGAAACAAATATGTCACATGTAAACTTTAAAGAAGTAGCTTCAAGTTCTGCAGCTTACTCTTTAAAAGATTCATATGATGCTGCTGTACTTTCTACAATGTTCTCAGGCGTATCTGCTTCAGGACCTGACCATGTCATAGGTGCTGATGCTGCTGCTGGTACTGGTGGTGTAGCTGAAACAACTGCTTCTGTAGACTTAGGTGTCGCTTCTGAAGTTGACCCTCTAGACTTAATGGCTAGAATGGCTAGACTTCTTGACGACCAATCAGTCCCAGAAGAAAACAGATGGTTCGTTGCATCCCCTGATTTCTATGAAGAACTATCTCAAAGTGCTTCTAAATTGTTATCAGTAGATTACAACGCTGGTCAAGGCTCAATCAGAAATGGTTTAGTTTCAAGTGGAAAATTAAGAGGCTTTGATATGTATAAGTCTAACAACGTACCTTCAGTTTCAACTGCTACAGGTCAATGTTTAGGCGGACATATGTCATCCACAGCAACAGCTAACACAATTTTATCAACAGAAGTAATTAGAGACCCTAGTTCTTTTGGCGATATTGTTAGAGGTTTACATGTCTATGGTGCGAAAGTACTTAGAGATGATGCTATGGTTAAAGCTATCTACACAATTGACTAATAATCAATACGGGGGGTCTTAATTGACCCTCCACTTTTACAGGGAGATAAAAAATGAAAAAAGGCGATTACAAAAACGATATGGGAAATAAAGCTGCTAGACGTGAAAAAATGACGTATGGTGGTATGATGAAAAAGAAAAAAATGATGGGTGGTGGAAGAGTTAACTATAAGCATGGTGGAATGGCAGGATGTCAACCTACATATTCCGAAGATATGCCTAAAGCTAAAGCTAACTAATTATGAAAGTTCCAGCACCTAAAGGTTATCACTGGATGAAGTCTGGTAACTCTTATAAATTAATGAAAGACCCTGCAGGTGGTTACAAACCTCACAAAGGTGCAACCAAGTCTGCTAATTTTAAAATTCAAAAGGTACATAAAAAATAATGGCTACTACATATCTAGATTTAACTAACGAAGTATTAAGAGAACTTAACGAGATTCCATTAACGTCTGCAAACTTTGCAAACGCTACAGGTCTTCAAAAGTTTGTAAAAGATACTGTTAATAAATCTATATTTGATATAGCTAACGAAGAACCTCAATTACCTTTCTTTTCTGCTGGAGAAAGTGGAGCTACTGACCCGTTCTATGGTAATGTAACAGTTCCTAGTGTAGCAGGACAAAGATGGTATACGCTAAAGTCTGATAGTTCTAGTATCACTACAGACTATGCTTCAATAGATTGGGATGATTTTTATGTAACAACAATTAACGTAAGTGGAGAATCAGCTCCTTATGTTTCAAAAGGTTTAAGATTTCTTACACTTGATGATTGGAAAAGATACTACAGAGATAGTGAAAACGAAGATGATGCTAATACTCAAAATCATGGAGAACCTAAATTTGTAATTAAGTCTCCAGATAACAGGAAGTTTGGATTAAGTCCAATACCTGATAAAGTTTACAATGTACACTTTTATGCTTTCGTAAGACCAACTGCTTTATCAGCTTATGATGATACAATGGTTTTACCAGAGCAATACAGTAACATAGTAACAGCTAGAATGAGATACTATGTGTGGCAATTTAAAGAAAGTCCACAACAAGCAGCTTTTGCATTGGATGACTATAAGAAAGGAATGAAACAAATGAAATCTAATCTTATGAATCCAACGCCTAAGTATATGACAGACGATAGAAGATACTTTTAAATTATATGGCACGTTCACAACCTTACACTGTTGCATGTAACGGTGGTTTAGTTAAATCAGCTAACTCAATTGATTTGCTTAAAACTCCGGGAGTTGCAAGAGAACTTAGAAACTTTGAAGTCTCTATAGAAGGTGGATATAGACGTATCAATGGTTATGAAAAGTTTGGTGGCGATAGTGCTACACAACCTACAGGAAGTGCTGATAGAATTAATGGTGTAATGCCTTATGCTGATGGTATTTTAGTTGTAGTGGGTAATGCTATTTACTTTAGTCAAGATGGAATTAGTTGGTTACAAGTAAATAAATTATCTGCAGGTGCTGGAGATAACTATACAACCTTTACAGGTAAAACAGCATCTGTAAGAACTGGGCAAGAACAAGCAACTTTTGCTTTATTTGAAAGTTCTGGTATGGATTATGGTGAAATATTTATTGCTGATAATTCTTCTAAAGACATTTTTTCTTTTAGAATGGAAGGTACTGGAGCTTTAACTACTAGAACTTTTTATGCTAAAGAAGTACAACCAAATGGAGCTAATACTCCTGTAAAGTTTATTACATCACACGACCATCATTTAATTGTTGCTGGTCTTGAAGGTGCAGAAACTACTGTTTATTATAGTGTTTATAATAATCCTAATAACTTTACTGGGACTGGAGCAGGTTC